TTCGTGATCGAGCGCGCCATCAAAGACGACGACGAAGAGGACGACGGCCTCACGCTCACCGGCTATGCCGCCGTCTTCAACTCGCCCACCCGCATCGCCGGCATGGGTGGCGAGTTCACCGAAGTGATCGCACCTGGCGCATTCCGACGCACCATCCGAGCCCAACGCCCGGTCATGCAGTTTGATCACGGACAGCATCCGCTCATCGGGTCGCTGCCCATCGCTGCTATCCGCTCACTGTCCGAGGACGAACGTGGCCTGTATGTGGAGGCCCGAGTCTTTGACAACTGGCTGACCGAACCGCTCCGTGACGCCATCCGTGAACAAGCCATCGACGGCATGAGTTTCCGGTTCTCCGTCGTCAAAGACTCATGGACGAAAACCGAACAGGGCGACCGTGTGCGCACCCTCAAAGAGGTGCGGCTGTACGAACTTGGCCCTGTCGTCCACCCGGCCTACGGCGATACCTCGGTTGCGTTGCGCAGCCTTGAGCGCGCCACCGGCCTCATTCTCGCCACTCCCGAAACACCCGCCGAACTCGGCACTGTTGACGGACCCGGCTTGCCCGACCCGGCTACGAGCCACTCGGTGCGCACCAAGAACCAACGACTGGCACTTGCCAGCACAATCCCGCAGAGGAGCAAGCCATGAGCGACAAGCTCACCGAACTCCAGGCACGGATCGAGGCCCGTCAGGCCGAGATCGACACCCTGGCCAACATGGACAACATCACCGAAGAGCAGGACGCCGCCCTTGGCGGTCTGCTGGACGACCAGCGCAGCGACGTGGCCGAGCGTGACCGCCTTGAGGCCCGCAACGTCGCCATCGCCGAGATCCGCAGCAAGGCCCAGTTCACGCCCGGTGTGGCCCCGACGTTCGTTCGCAAGGCCGAGCAGCCCGCTCCGACCGAGGTGCGCAGCCTCACCCGCACCGAGGCCCGTGACGCCGCCATGCGCATCCTTGACGGTGCAGACGGCGACCTCGTGTCGGACGCCAACAAGGGCCATCTGGAGACGATGGTTCGCAGCCGCACCATCAACGCCGACGGCGACGCCATCGCCCGCCGCATCCTGCTCACCGAGAACGAGCACTACCGTTCGGCGTTCGCCAAGGGCGTCACGCAGGCGCAGCCGGCGTTCACCTCCGAGGAGGCCCGTGCCCTCTCCGAGTTCCGTGCCGCCTCCATCGGCACCGACTCGGCTGGCGGCTTCGGCGTTCCGGTGCTGATCGACCCGACCATCCTCATCACCTCGGGTGCAGCCGACGTGCCGGTGCTGCGTGTCGCCCGCATCGAAACCATCACCAACGACGAGTGGAAGGGCGTTTCGTCCGCCGCTGCCGCATGGTCGTGGGACGGCGAAGCCGGTGAAGTCAGCGACGACATGACCACGCTGGCGCAGCCGAACGTCGTGGCGCACAAGGCTCAGGCGTTCATCCCGTACAGCATCGAGGTGGGCCAGGACTACCCGAACTTCGCTGCCGAGATGAGCCGCCTGCTCGACCAGGGCTACATCGACCTCATGGCGTCGGCGACGATCACCGGCTCGGGCTCCAGCGCCCCGTTCGGTATCTTCACCGCCCTCGATGCCAACACCAACGTCGAGGTCGTGGTGACCACCGACGGCGCATTCGGTGCCGTGGACATCGACAAGGTGTGGGCTGCCCTGCCCGAGCGGTATCGCCGCAACGCCGTCTGGTTGATGAACGTGGACGTGGAGAACGAAATCCGTGCCTTCGGCTCGGGCACCGCCACCTCCCGCTTCACCGTCGATCAGACCCGTGAGGGCATCAGCCTGCTGAACGGCAAGCCGGTCCTGCTCTCGGACTCGGCTCCGACGTTCACTGGCACCACCGGAGCAAGCAACCTGCTCGTCGTCGGCGACTTCAGCAACTACCTGGTCGCCCAGCGTGCCGGCATGAACATCGAGCTGGTGCCGCACCTGCTCGGTTCGAACCGTCGCCCCAGCGGCCAGCGCGGCTGGTACGCATGGGCTCGTGTCGGTGCCGACTCGATCAACGACCTCGGCTTCCGACTGCTCCAGAACCAGTGACGGCCTGACGGCGGCGAGGCTCCCCCTTCCCTCGTCGCCGTCACCTCCGTTCGCCCCGACCTGACCGGGCTGGCAGGTCGGGGCACCAGCCCATCCCAGCCCATCCAGCCCCAAGGAGGCCGCAATGGCACCCAACTATCCACAGTTCAAGTACGCCGCCACGACGACTTCGGTCAATCACGGCGGCATTGTCGTCCGTCTGATCGAAGGCGATCCGTGGTGGGCCGACGACCCGTTTGTGAAGGCCCGACCGGAACTGTTCCGAGATCGTCCCGCCGTCGTGTATGGGCGTCGTCCGGTGGAGCAGGCATCTGCCGCTCCCGGCGAGAAGCGCCCCAAGTCGTGAGCAAGCGCCGCCCGCTACCGGCGGCAGTCACCGCCGCATACGTCCACGACATCGAGGTGGCCTATTCGTGGCACGCCTCATTTCTCGGGCTTATCCAACACGACCTGGCGAACCATCAGCGCATCATTCGTGGCGGCTTCATGGGTGTCCGCTACGGCACTGGCGGCATTGTGGAAGCACGCAACATGGTTGCCCGCCGCTTCCTTGCCGACACCCGAGCGGACTGGCTGTGGTGGATCGACACCGACATGGGCTTTGCGCCCGACACCGTGGATCGACTGATGGCCGTTGCCGACCCGGTGGAACGGCCCGTAGTTGGCGGGCTCTGTTTCGCCAACCGTGAAGTGGAACCGGACGGCATGGGCGGCTTCCGCACCGCACCCGTCCCGACGATCTACTACTTCGCATCCGAGGAAGGCGGCAAGTCGGGTTTCAATGCTGCCCGCCAGTTCCCTTCCGACACGCTGCTCCCTTGCTCAGGTACCGGCTCGGCCTGTCTGCTCATTCACCGTTCGGCATTGCAGGCAGTTGCCGACAAGTACGGCGAAACCTGGTATGACACGATCCCGGCCAAATCGCTCGGCGCAACCAGCACCATCAGCGAAGACCTCGCACTGTGCCTTCGGATGGGCGCACTGGACATTCCGATCCACGTGCACACCGGCATCACCACCACCCATCTGAAGCCGATCTGGTTATCGAATGAGCATTACAGCGGTTGAGGTGCCGCCGTTGGCGGTGGACATCATCGTGCCAGTGCTGCACCGGCCGTGGCAGGCCCGACCGTTCATGGAGTCCGTGCGAGAACCGCAGGCCCGAGTGATCGTGGTGGCAGAGCCCGACGACTTGGAAACCGTCGCCGAATGGATCTTGGCCGGCGCATTCGTTCACATTGAAGAATCGGCGCACACGTTCGCCGAGAAGGTGAACGTCGGCTATCGGGTCGGCCAATCGCCGTGGCTGCTGCTGGTCGGCGACGACGCACGCTTCACCGACGGCTGGTTGGATGCTGCGCTGGACACCGCCTCGGCAACTCGTGCCGCCGTCGTAGGCTCCAACGATGAAGCCAACCGGCGAGTGGTGCGCGGCCAGCACACGTGTCACCCGTTTATTCGGCGCAGCTATGTGGACGGGCTCGGCGCATCGTGGGACGGCCCTGGCATTGTCGCCCACGAGGGCTACCGGCACAACTTTGTGGACGACGAGATTGTGACCGTCGCCAAGCAGCGTGGCCTTTGGGCGCACTCACCGAAGTGCGTCATCAAGCACCTGCACCACATTTACGGTTCCGCAAGCAAGGATTCGGTCTATGCGCTCGGCCAATCCACGACGGAACAGGATCGGGCGTTGTTCAATCGCAGAATGAGGGATCATGCACAGTGAAGTCGTCCAGTTCTTGCAGCAATGCCAAGAGGTGCCGTGGCTCGGCGCGAGCGTGTACGAAGTTGGTGCGCTGGATGTGAACGGACAGGCCCGTGACATCGTGCCGCAAGGCTGGCGCAAATGGGTCGGCTTCGACCTTGTGGCGGGCCCGGGCGTTGATCATGTCGGCGACGCCGCCGAGCTGCTGCTTCAGCATCCGCAGTGCGATGTGATGGTGTCCACCGAAGTGCTTGAACACGCACCGGAATGGGCGCACTTGCTGACCGTCATGTGCGACCGAATCGTGTCAGGCGGCTACCTCGTTCTCACCTGCGCAGGTCGTGGACGCAAGCCGCACGCCGCCGACGGCTCGCCAGGCGGACCACATCCCGGCGAGTGGTATCGAAACGTGACACTGGAAGAGGTGGAGGCTGTAGCAGCAGCAGCAGGCGTCATGCGAGAATGGGGCGAAGAAGGCTGGCCCGGAGATACCCGTTTCCTTGGGAGGAAGCAGTGACGAACATCGTGACCGAGGCGCAAGCCAAAGAGTGGCTTGAGATTGCCGACTTCGTGGACGACCAGCGCATCGGCTTCATCGTCGCATCCGTGTCCGACATGATCGCCCGGTACTGCGGCAGGTCGTTCGTTGTGGACACTGCCCAGTCGGCAACCGCCCGCTATTTTCGTCCGCTGGACGAAATCACCTGCCACATTGACGACTGCTGGCAGATCACCGCCGTGGCAACAGATGACGCCGACAACGCCACATGGTCAACCACGTGGACAACTGCCGACTACTACCCTGACCCGCCGAACGGTGTCGGCGTGGACGGCACCACCGGCTGGCCGTACACGAAACTGGCGGCAGTCGAGTCGTACACGTTCCCGCTGACAAGCCGGCCTGCCGTCAAGGTCACCGGCAAATGGGGCTGGCAGGTGCTACCCGGTGACATCCGCATGGCCGCTCTCATGCTGGCCGCCGAGCAGTACCGTGCAAAGTCGGGCGGCTTTGACACGTTCACCACCGATGGCGGTTTCACGCAGATTCGCCGGAACCTGCTGGTGCGTGACCTGTTGCAGCCCTATCGCCGTCTGTCGGCGAACGATGCAAGGTTCATGCTCGGCTGATGGCATCCATCTCCACCATCCGCACAGCGTTGCAGGAAGCCATCACCGACGTTCCGCTACGCTGCTACGACCACTTCCCTGCCAACCTCAACCCGCCGTGCGCCATCGTCGGTATGCCAACCGAATACGTCCCGAACGACACGTTCGGCGACACGGCACGCATGGTGATCCCGGTCTCGGTCTACGTCGGCTACGCCAGCAATCGTGCCGCCGAAGATGCACTTGAGTCGTACCTGTCCACCTCGGGCACCGGCTCCGTCATCGTTGCCATTGAAGACATCTCCACCGGCTACACGGTGCGCAGCATCCGAGACTTCGGACTAGTCGAGAACTCCAACGGCCAGACCGTGGCGCTCGGCTGCGTGATCGAGGTGGACGTTCTCGCTTGAAAGTTCTCGTCGTCCATCCCGGCCCACATTTCTCGGTGGCAGATGTCCACAACGGTCTGCTGAAAGGGCTACGTCAGCAAGGCGTAGATGCCCGAGAGTTCAATCTGCACGACCGCCTCAACTTCTACAACGAGGCGCACATTCTTCGGCATGACGGCTACGTGCGCGCATTCGCTCCCGAAGCTGCGAACGCAATGGCGATCAAGGGTCTTGAGTCGGTGCTGTACGAGTGGTGGCCCGATGTGGTGATCATCGTCAGCGGCTTCTTCATCACGCCCGAAGTGTGGGGTGTGCTGGCCCGCCGACCGCATCACGTCGTCCTGTGGTGCACCGAAAGCCCGTACGAGGATGACCGCCAGGCACAGCCGGCCCGCTACGCCGACACGGTGGTGCTGAACGACCCGGTGCATTTGGAGTCGTTCCGTGACGACGTGAACGAACGCACCTACTTTTTCCCGCACTCATACGATCCCGACGTGCACCGACCGCTTCCCGCCGATCCGAAACTGGCGTGCGACTTCGCATTTGTCGGCACCGGCTTCCCTTCACGGATCGAGTTCCTTGAGCAAGTTGACTGGTCTGGCATCACCGCCAATCTGGCCGGCAACTGGCAACAA